CCACAATTAAAACAGAAATGTTTATTGTCGCTGGTAATGTCCATAATATCCTTGAGCATAGCAGAGGACATTTCTGGATGATCACTCATGTCAGGCACATGACACAATGTCCCGCAAGACGTGCAAGGTTTGCTTTCGTTGAAAATCAAATCCTTGGCCCGGGAAGCTGCTGCGAAAAGTTGTGACGGATCATTTTTGATCTTGTCATACACCTTCTCCAAATTAAATTGAATAGGCATGAACATTCCAATACTGGCTTTCTTATGAAAGTTCAGTTCTACAGCATTCAAAACAACAAGCGCTTCAGCCGAAATTGTTATCTTAGCTGATTCAGCGGCATTAATCATCAACTTGTTATTCAGGTAATTAAGCCCGCTAATAGCATAAAAATCACAACCCTTATACTTGGATGGATCCGCCTGCATGCGCTTCATAAACTCAGTATGCAGCGCAGCACATGACGCATACCAGGCAAATTTGCCAGTTGCTTCATCTTTAATAATTTTCATATGACGCTTTGTAGTAATGCAGACACCAATGAAGGTGGTCGCATGCGCCATTTTGTTTTGAATTTTTTCCAGCAAAGATGCAAATGGATTCTGTTGAGGTAGCATATAGGTAAAGAGGAAACTCCTTCCCAGATTAGTTCTGGGAAGGAGTTTTGGGTTTGATATCGAATTGTGCCAGTAGCTGCCCCGTGATTCTTTTCACGAGGCTATTGGCAATCTCAGGATGCACTTTATCAGGATGTGCGCGGGCAGCGCAAAGAACGGAACCCGCGACAGCCCTACGCAGCGCACGATGTGTTGGTGCTTTCATGTAACAGGCAGCATATAAGCCGCAGCAGCCTCAGAGGCCGAACGAGCCAGTAGAACATTATCTTCCAGCGTATCTCGCAGCAGAGTCCAGCCAAATTCGGCTTTGCCTGCTTTGTACTCGATGAAAGAAACGCCAAAAGCATGCTGGTACGCAATGGTACCATCCATGCCGTTACTGACATGATCATATGACTTGCCAGCCATTGTAGCAGGCAGATCTTCCCACACGGACAGAGAGGCCACGCGCCTAATAAGGCAACGTAAGTTCTTCCTGTCGCTGTCTGAGAGGGTTAGCTCCCACAGATTGCGGTACAATCGAAGTCCCAGTATACGGGCCTGATCGGCTAGAGTCACATGCTCTTGAGTCAGTAGCATCTTCCGACGCGCCGTCACCTCAGCCAATTCCATGGCGGCGAGCTCAGCGTATTCCACACAAGCGATTGCCTGTTTGAGAATTTGCTGCTCTTCCTGAGCCACAGGACTAACGTCCAGCTTGATTCTTTGAATGCTTCTCGAAGCATCCATATCCGCCAGAATTTGGCAGATCCTATTCCCAGTTTCCTGCCCTTCATGGGTCAAGGACAGAAAACTTTCAGCATGGTAGTGTTGTAGTTTCATAATAAATAGCGCGCTGCGCTACAAATTTATATAACACAACACGCTTACGCATATCAAGGCATGTGTAGTGCCTTGACCATTTCAACTTTATCCGGGGATAGGTTGAACTGCCCGACATACTGACTAATCGGTAGCTTAGACTTAATCAGGTTTTTATATCGAGGAATATTACCTTTAGGCTCTTTTACCTCTTTATCAGGAGTGTGATTGGTAACAGAAATTACCTGCACATTCTTAATGATCACAGTCTTAACATCGCCAGTCTCAAATTCAGATTGATAAAAATGCATACCTCCCTGTTTAACAGTGGGATTCTTAAACTGCATTTCTTTAACAGGCTTATCTTCACTCAAGCTTTTATTAAAGCTTTCAATCTGCTCAGTGATAGCAGTAGCCCATTCAGCGACATCAGCCTCTGCGGGCCGCAACTCAGTCATAAAGAACTCAGTTTCTTTATTGAGTTTTTCGTGACTGATCTTAACCAGATTTTTATATCCGTCATCAGGAAGCAAGGTTACGATATAATCTTTCACTGAACCGTCTGAGCTTTTATAGCCCTTAAGCATCAATGTTCTATCTTGGTTTAGTGCTCTCTCAACTTCTTGTTTGATATCTTCAGGTGTCATATTGTTGTCTAAGATTTAATAGCTAAATAAAAAGGGCTACCACAATTAAGTGGTAGCCCCGAGGGTTCTCTGCTTAACAATTACGCTTCAGCCTTATGAACCTGGGCCAAGACCTTGTTGCCTTCGGTCTTCTTATGGCGCAGCTCAAAACCATGCTTTTCAGCATGAGCCTTCACAGTGTTAACTTCCAGAGCCTCAATCTCAAAGGTATCCCCGGCCTGAAGCGAACCAAAGAACTCATCCCAAAGGCTCTTGCGAGGCTTAGTACGGTTACGTTTGATGTTGGCTTCAAGCGGCTCAAGTCCCTTGATAATTTCAGGCAGTGCTTTTCTCTTCATATCTAGTTATGTGTTTCGGGTTTGGATTGCTCTGGATTTGGTAACAACCTCTTCCAAGATTAATTTATATTGGCAAGTTTTCTAAAACGCGCAAGAAGAAAAAAGAAAAACTTTTAGCTCTCGCTCGCAAAGGAAATATCAGCAGGTTCAAAGTATTTATGCTTGGTCTCGTCCATAGCGTAGAACTCACCGTTAATGACATCAACGTCATTACGTATCGATCCATCCTTCAAAATAAAATTTACCGGGCGGTAAATGTCTTTGGCTGGAGGGAAATTTTGAATTGATTCTACAATATTGCGAGGCAGACAAAAGTAGCGCATACAATTATTTCTTGGCTAATGCGACAACTGGAAATTTAAACGACACAGTTGCCACTCCGGCTTTAGTCTTGACTTTGATGTCTGAAAACTCCAGGCCTTTAGCAAAAGCATCATTAATATTTTCAATAAGTCGAATACCAATCTCTTGGCGTTTATCAGGATCTTTGAGATCAATAGCCAGCTGCGCCAATGTAAAATCGACAGCATTCAGCTGGTTAAAGATTGCCTCAACTTCAGGTACTTTGGTGGTGGTATCAGCTTCTGGGGACATAATTTATTTGATAGTTAAAGAAATAACACGCGAGTGCGGTTATTTCGAGTGGTAGCCCAGGCCGGACTTGAACCGGCACGCCTTTTAAAGCAACGGATTTTAAGTCCGTTGTGTCTACCATTTCACCACTGGGCCATAACTCATTGTTTACCAAACTGGCTCACTTTTACTTTGATCACAAAGGCTTTTAGGTCGTGTGGTAGAACGGCCTCGTTTATGCCTTTGATTTCATCGTAAATTGTTTCCAGGTATCTCTCTTTATCAACAGCCTCCTCATATGCAAGTGCATATTTTGAAACACTGTCGAAAATTTCTTGCTGTGTGGGCTCGCGATTCAAAACATACGTCAGCGCAAGCAGCATGGGTAAATTACCCAGAACACAAAGAGTTGCTAATTTAAAACTTGTAGACATATTAATTCTTAAATAGCTCTTGTCTAGCTTCCGTGTATTCCTGAATGTCTTTTTCGATAAGCTCGATGTGATGCATCCAGAATTTCGTATTTTTTTCTGACTGCTCACCGGACTTCATCCATTCCGTACACTTTGCTTTTCTGTCTTTTAAATTATCAATTTTATCAGCAATGGCTGTGGCCGCTAATACAATGGTATTGTCAGATATCATGTTGTTGGTTTAGATGGTGGGCATGGTAGGAGTTGAACCTACACCTCAGTAAATACCGGCCTTTCGACCTTGTGCCTTTGCTACCGTTACACCACATGCCCGGGAATCCCAGCTGGGGTAAGTCTCAGGATATTACTCCCTTGATCGAGGCATGGAGCCTCTTGTCCCCTAGCCGAGAAAATTGGAGGGGAGTGAGGTAGTCATTGACTGCAGTCTACTACCCCACTCCCAGCTGCTGCTACAAAACGTCCGAACGAAACCCTTGCCCGGATGCACAGTTTTGTACTATGAACTAATCTAAACTCAGACAAGAAAGTCTAAGCTCGTATTTAGTTCTCGGCTTGTGCAAAGACACAGCAGACTCTATTGTGAAATGCTAGCTGTACGTGCCTATTCCGCGAGGGCACTAGCATCTCTGGTTGAGCGGAAATTGGTGCGCCCGGCAGGATTCGAACCTGCGACCTAGGGATTATGAGTCCCCCGCTACTAACCGCTGAGCTACAAGCGCAAAATTGGTTGGGTAAGCCGGATTCGAACCGACGACTTCTTGCTCCCAAAGCAAGCGCTCTACCAGGCTGAGCCATTACCCAGAAAATTAAATGATGTCAAGGAACTGGTACCCGGTGAGGGAATCGAACCCCCACAAAGACTTTAGAAGAGTCTTGTCCTATCCATTAAACGAACCGGGCAAAGGGATTCCATGCATTATACAATATCAGTCTTAGCGCAAGAACTTATTTGATATAATGCATGTCAACCTCACTCGAGGTCGAAGAGCGCAAACGACACCGCTCCGAAGATGACTTGCCGCACATATTACATATCGTATATTATGCAATGCCTAAAAGACGACCTTCTTCTGTTAAAAGAAATAGAGTGGCGAGATTATTAAGGAAATACAATCTCATTAAAAAGGCTGGCGGACAGTGTGTGATATGCAGCTACAAAAAGAATTTAGCTGCTTTGGCTTTTCATCATATTAACGAAAAAGGAACTGCTCTGTCTGGAAGTCACCTAATTAAAATGCCAGTAGATCACGCAGAAAAAGAATTGAACAAGTGCGTTCTTGTTTGCCATAACTGTCATTCTGAAATTCATCATCCTGATCTGTCTTTAAAGGTAATGGCTCAAATGTGTAATCTAATTAATAAAAATAAGTTAACACAAGAGCAAGCCTACAAGCAATTCCTCGACAGATATGAATAAAGAAATGCGGCCCGCGCCGTGGTGGCTACGACGCGGGCCTGGGTGTTAGCAACCAACAACACATTTGCCACCTGTGTTTGTTGTTATCCCTTTATAGGGAGATACTAGGCAAAGCGTTACCTAGTGCGTTTTTCAACTTCCGTTCGTAAGGCGGAAGTTTGATACCGTACAAGCACGATGAACGCGCCTGCACAGTACCCATGCTTTTGATTTCCTGCACCGTTTCAGGCGCAGGGGTGCGACTAAGGATATACTCCCTCGCCGCCAGTATGCCGATTATTCTTGGATGGTTATGCATATGCTTTATAGGTAATTGCTACCCATACAAATTTATATAACACAATAATGTTTGTTATTGCGCCTTATATAAATCAACAACTGCTGCCACATCCTTGGCAGACTTTACCTGATGAATAAGTGTCTGATATTTATACATAAACAGCTTATTCTTTATTTTGAATATATCAGTAATATGCCCTTTGGAATCTATGACAAAGGCATCATTAGGAATGACATCCTCTTTTAGTTCCTTCTCCCGGGTAATTACAAAGTCTGCTGAATAATGAATCTCACGAACAGCTTTACCATTGGGAGCTCTAAACTTTTCCTGTAAAAGGAAATCTACCTGCCGATGAATATGTACGTCTTCAGGTAATAAGGTAGACAATAGCTTATATGTCTCTGCTTCCCATTTGGAGTCAAAGACAATACCTTCGTATGTTCGCGCTTCTTTAGGCGAAACTTTATAACGCCCGCGCTTAGAACTCTTGTTTATAAGGTCTAGAAGCTTGGCCGCTGAGTTTTTATTACGTGGTACGCTCATTTGTTTTCTGCTGCTACTGCTTTGGCAGGAGTAACAGGAGCAGACATTGCCTGATCAATCAAGTCATCATCTTCAGATAATTCGTCAATTATGTCAGGCGTAGTATTTGGATTGGCAAACGGCTTGCGGTCGTTTACCTGCTTTTCATCTTTAGAGTCAATACTGTCTTCAGAATTTAAATCTTCATTTTGTTCAATATCATCTTCTTCAGATGTATGAGCGCCCTGACCTTTCATTTTATTTACTAACGCCAGGATTTCCTCAAGCGTCATTTCATTCGCTTGTTTGGTAACTTCAAAAATATCTGAAACAGAGTTAACCATTTCAGATCTGTTGAGGGCACCAATAGCACCAGCAATCTTTAATAAAGTATCTAAACATTCATCACTCTGCAGACTAGCAATTTTAGTAAATCTAGGAGCCATGTCATTATACTCAGCAGCCGCCAATAAGGAAACTACAGGATTTAATGTTGCGCTCTTTACACAATAGCTAATAGCTAATTGTTTCTGTTCAGGAGTGATGTCAATTTCTGATGCGCCTTTGATAGTGTCCATGGCCGCATCAAAACCATATTCCAAGACGTTAGTAACAAACTCCGGGCCTCTACCTTGAGCAGCAGCATGAACGATATCTACCAGCTCTGACTGCGCCGCAGACTTACTACCCATGCAAAGATGAATTAGGAATTCCATAGCGTCGTCAGCCTGTTCGGCGGCGGCTACCTTATCGTAGGCCATTTTTTCTTCTTCCATTTCCTGCTCAGGAGTTTTGCGAATAACAATTCTCTTAGGCGCAGTATCCTTGGGCTTCTTAACTCTCGGGAAGGTCTTGTCTAAAGCTTTGTTAGTAAGAGCACCAGCTGCAATAGCGCTAAGTAAAGCAAATGCCACAGGGGCAGACCAGGTTAATTCTGCAAGTCCCATAGGCTTGCCTGCTTCTTCAGCTTTCTTAGTCTGCGCTTCTTGCTCCGCCGAGGAGAGAAAAGACTGCTGCGCTTGATCAAGCTGCTCTTGTAATTGCTGACGCTTAATATTTTGATACAACTTACGAACTAGCGCATATGTACCAAGTGTAGACAAAAGACCGCCAGTCAAAGCCAAACCACCTGCCGTTAAATCGATAGCGCCCGCGCCTTCATTAGCCGATTTATTAACATTTAAATAAAGGGTATCATCATCTTCTTTTTCTGGATCAACAGGAGCCTGCTGTTTCAGAGTGTTAATATAATTAATCAGAGATGTAAGCAGCGCACCAGAACCACCAAGAGCGGCACCACCAATAAGGTAATTTTTAATTAATTCTTTGCTGCGCGGAGTTAAAGCGATCTTTTCCATTTTAAGAGGTCGTAATGAGTTGTTTGTATTCTACTCTAAAATATTCCAAAAGCATCAACCATTTTCCTTCGTGGAAATTTTCCTTGCGACTTGCGAGAATAACCGAAGGTGCATGTTCAGGTTGTTGTTTTGAAAGTAGAGCATTTAATTCTTTAAGTTGTTCAGGATTGGCGACATCAAAAACAGCTACCATCGGACCGACCATGCGCGTGGTCTCAGGAAAGCGTTTATACTGATCTTCAAATGTAGGTGTACTTATCCAAATTGCTTTTCCTTTAGGATCCCGCTCTTCTGTAAAATCAGATTCAGGATCAGGTTCTTCTGGTTTATTTTCGGAAGGTCCAAAAGAAGATACTACTTTATTTGGATCCACACTCACCCCGGCACCCGGGTCCATCATTGCCGCTAACTTAGCGTCAATCTCATTTTTATCACGCATAAAATATTAAAATAAATTATCCTGACTTACAATATCTTTTACTCGGGCCGCAATGTCTGAAGGAGCTGCTTTATTTGTACCTAACTGATTTTTAATTTCATTAGAAATTCTGTTATAATAGTCAATTTTAGCTTTGATGACTTCAGCTTCGTCCTCATCTTCTTGGGAATGTCTATTCAATAACCAGTATAATCCGCCAGTGATACCACCGCCCAGCGCGCCTGCGGCAGCCAAACTCTTGACAATATCAGGAGTTGATTTGCCGGTCATGGAAATTAAATCTGGCAAGAAGTTACGCGCTTGTTTTACAATTGCTTCAGTATTAGCTTCCTTGGTTTGTTGTTCATACTCTGCTGCGACTTGACCTAAGGCAGCAAATACAGAATTAGAAAAATTATCAAACTGCGGATGCCATACGGGTGCAGTAGCTAATTTTTCAAAAATATGATATTCCATTTCATGTTTGCGTCCAGTTTCTGCAAAAGCATCCGCTGCAACCTTACAAACAAATTTTTGAATGAAACCATAATTGGCTTCTTTTGGATTATCTACAGTAGACAGCATTCCTACCATAGTAACAAGACTTTGAGGATCTCGTTCTAAAGCTACAGAAGCTAACTTGGCACCTAAATTAAAAAATGATGAATCATTCATGTTAAAGATATTGTCCTAATAAAGTTCTACCCTGGAAAGATGGCTGACCTAAATCATTTTTTGGTACAGGGGGACCAAATAAAGACTTGGCAACAGTACCGCCAAAAATAGCGCCAAGTACTGTACCAATCAATCCTTTATTCATTAAAAATCTAGCCACTATTGCGCCAACAGCCGCGCCGCCGATACCCACTAAAGAATTTGATAACTGAGATACTTCATTACCAGATAACTGCGCTACACCTGCAATCAACTGACTCTTTTCAGAAAACGAAAGCCCGGGAGCTGATTGAATTAGCTGCACAACTCTAGATTGCGCTTCAGCTGACCCCATCGCCGCTTTTACATATGCACTTTTTTGATTCAACCCTTCGAGAGCTTGCCCGCGATTTAATTCATGCATTTGCTGTAACTCCGCAGGAGACCACTGTTCTTTTTTGAAGTTTGGCTCTTCCCACTGAGGTTTATACTTTCTCACATACCCACTATACGCACCTAAAGAACCAGTAGCCAAACCTCCGATTAGCGCATTACGCAGCATATCAGTAGTAGTCGATTTACCGGTTAATAAATTTAAAATACCGGTACCAGCTGCGCCAAGCAATAAACCTGGAGCCATAGATAACAAACCACCAGCAAGAGGTCCCTTATTCAAGATATCACCAATGACGGGGCCGTAGCCTTTGTATAATTGGTTTAAATTATTACCCAACGCATAACCTAAAGATCTATTACTTTGAAAAGGATTATAATATGCGTTTAACGCAGCATACTGCGGATTACTCTTTTTAAATTCTTCATCATAAGTTGACATCCACTGCAGCGGAGTCATCTCAATTGTATCCTTCTTATACGGCGAAAGAGGGTCGGGAACAGTTAATGTACCAGTATCCGAAGTAGCGACATCGTATATTTTATTCTTGATCTTGCCTTTAATGGCAGGATCAATAGAACTATAAAGAGCACTTAATGACGGGTCTGTGGTCATCTTATCTGTCTCCGTTTTTATATCTTCCGTAGATCAGAGCACCGCCACCAGTACCAGTGACCATCTGCTTATTATTGATGCCAATATCCACCGGCATATCGTCCGGATTCGGTTTCCAAGGATCTGTGTAATTCTGATTACCAGCCGATCCGGGAATACCCTTGATGGAATCCCATTGCTTGACATGGGTAGGTTGCCCATTGTCTATACAGGCTTGTTCCGCTCTTTTGAGCAGATAAAAGCTTGCAGCTAATTTAGTCAAAACGTCCATGATACAGTTTAACATATCATGGACGTTAAGACAAATACAAATATACTAGAATTCTTTACCGTGTAGTCTTTCTCGCGTAGTATTGAATTGCATCTTTGCGGCCATAGCTTCAAAGACACGCCATTTTCTACCTGCCGCTAAATCACAAATACGAATAATCGCATCAGCCAGTTCAGCTTCCACTCCAGTGTATTCCTTAATTTTATCATCTGGCGGATTGCCATGACGTAGAGCCTCAAGCGCTTCAGAAAGCTCTGAATGGATAAGTGCGATTGCCTCTCCATCATTGCGTTCCTTGTCCCAGAACCCTTTATTAACTGCATTCTGATTAATATCAGAAGCTACAGTATTCATTACATCTACCCAGTCGATTTTAGTTTCTTCCATTTGTTTTATTTACATTGGTTGTGATAACGCCTGCCTACCTTGACTTTCAGCTTCAGATCTCATTTCTTCCATCTTTTGCTTGGCCATTGCATGCAGGTTAGGATTTGAAGTGCGAACAGCTGCCATTTGCTTCTGCCGTTCACCGACAGGCAATTGCAACCATTGCTGCGCCAATTCAGCAGCTTTATTCTGGATGTCAAGCGGGTTCATGTCACCACCTCCTGCAGCGCCTTCCATGCCCGCAGGAGAACTTCCACCGCCACCACCTTGTTGGGCTTGTTGCGCCAAGATACTATCCATAGATCCCAATTGCTGCTGTCTCTGAAAATCAGACTGTAGCTTCATCTGCTCCTTCTGAATTTCGATATCTTCCTGAGCACGCTGTTTAGCAGCTTCCACAGGGTCTTTGATGCCGAAGGGACCGTAAGCAATAGAGCGAGGAATTTCAGCGCCTGCAGCCAATTGCATATAAACACGCTGACGCTCAAGGTCGTCCGCAAGGCGAGGCAGCTGAAGCGACGTTTCCAGGCGTTGCTGCCCGATGTAGTCACAAATACGACCAGATACCCATTTCACAATTCTATCAAACCCTTGGTGAACGAAATGGAATGAATTTTCAAACAGACGAACAGCTGTCGGAATCTGCTGAACCTGCAAAGAACCTTTGAATAATTCTGCAGGATACCCCATAGAATCAAGAAGAACATTATTATGATACTCAACTAGTTCTTTAGGCGCTAAGTTTTTACCCTGCGCGCCAAACTCCTGATAACTAACCGGGAAGGGTAGGGCATGCATAGCGAAAGGATCAAGGCGACGACGCTTGATCACCTCTTTGATTTCTGAGCCCCAACGGTTCAGAAGCATATAGTTCATAGGATCACTCGCCTGCGCCGAAGGTACAGGGTGAAACATACGGAAGGGCAGCATATAATCCAAACCTACCGATTCATCAATCTTACGGAGAACCTGTAACTGGTGAATATGCCTGAAGTTAGCAATGGTTTCTGGTAGTCCCCACCCATAGTTAGATACACCAGAAATTGTAGGCGCTTTAAAATGAAATACTTGCCCTTCATTGAACAGAAAGTCCTGTTCAAGAGCAATAGCCTTGAGCATGCTCATCGGCGTCTCGTTAACCTGATACATGATACTATTTTTAATCATAGTAACCCACTCAGGTTCAAAACGATAAATCATTTGTTGCTTACCACTCATAAATGAGTGCTGCAACACAACCTGACGAGGATCGATTTTACGAAGTCTGATGCGGGACTTATCCCGAGACGGTCGGTCAATGAAATCAAGTTTAACTCTAGATCTTTTATCCTTCGGTCTGTCAAAGGTAGTAGGATCAGGCACATCGTATTTCATGGCCTTGTAATCATACTTCACATCCGCTCCGAACATAGGCAGCGCATACTCCTTATATTTACCGTCTCTATGGTCAACAAGTACACGGTCAAAAGGAAGATGGAGTCTAAGGAATGCATTACCGTAACACGCCCACTCCTGACCTACTTCAAGTAATGCCCCGAAAATATCCAGGTCATTAATCAGGAAGTTTTTAAACTCATCTCTTTCATCTTGGTCGCCATCTTTACCTACAAAATCAATGTCAGTAACAAAGTGACTAATTACTCGAGTCGAAGCGCGACGATAAAGAGGATTTAAATAATAAAGGAATAAGCAGAAGTCCAGAGCTGACTGGAGTTCAGTCGGAATAGCTGTGCTACTGGGAAGAAGAAAGGGATCTGCAAAGACTCGGTTCTTACCTGTCCAAATTGCAAATGCGTCATTGTCGCCGGGATAGTTAACCATGAGAATTTAATTTATTCGTTATTGTCTTCCCCGCCGAGCATGGCACCAAGTTCAGAAGCTGAAGCAATTTTACCCTTGCTCATTTCACACTCATTATCAGGGTGCGAGCAATTGCACACCTTACCTGTTATGGGACAAGGTGTTTTATCAGATTTTACTACGCCTTCTTTTATCATAATTATTCAGGTTGAACTCGCAGGAAGGATACAAATGTAAAAGGTATTTTGGGAAAAGTAAAGAACCCTCCTGCATAAATTACAGAATAGTCCTGACCTCGATATTGTATAGTCAATTCTGTATTTATATTTGGCTCAAACTGAATAGCATCTTTTTTAATTATGAAAGCTACACCAAAATCGGTAATACTAACGTTTAAAGCTTTAAACCCAAGCTTACCAAAGGGACCAACTATTTTTAGATCTTCCTTAGCAGGGGTCTGCTCAAGATAACTGGCTAGCATCTGAATAGGATCTTTACTTGAAATATCTTTATTAATAATCTTTGCGGGCGAAGGCATCATAGCCGCAGAAAAATCCAATTCATCATCTTCGCCTACATTTGATTCGCCTGCGGTAAGTTCGTTATCAAAGCCAACATCTTGCTCTGTGTCTTCAACGTCATAAGCCACATTCTCTTGAGTTGTCATAGTCGGCAACTCAATTCCAAATTGCGATGCTTTCACTTTATGGCCTTGTAAAAGTTTCTCTTTGAAACTTTTCATAGCAGCCACCGCTGGAGGGGTTCTTTCTACGCCTGTATCAATACTCTGAGACATAATTATATAGCAAATTTTTTAGCATTGTCCTCAAACTTAGCAATGCTCTTTTGTGACTTATAATGTTTTTTCTTTCCGACAGACACTTGGTGTTTAATAGCACTGACTGCGTGGATATCAAGATCACCTTCCATGATAGGCATATCTGCACTACCAACTTTTTTGGACAGCGTAAACATGACACATATAGGACCCCCAAACACAACTATGTCATAGAAATTAACTTCGTCCGGGCTGCAGGTGATCTTGGTCGTCTCATATTGATTTTGTCTATTCGTAAACTCAAGATTCAAAAGCATATCTTTAGGCACAAGAGTCTCATAAACAAACATGGCTGCTTTACGTACAATCTGGGATGCCTGATACTGATTTCCCTGGCTACGGTACTGCGCGTATAGTTCTTTAAAATCAGTAAAAATATTTCTAGCTTCAGAGAACTTAGCTTTGAAGTCATAAATACCATTAATAAAATTAGAATCTAACCCCAGCTGCTGCGTAGAACTACGGATTAAAGCTAGGCGCGCTCTTTTATTTACACCCTGCAACAAGCGATACCACCCGGATCTGCTTGAGTAACCAAGCATATTAGATATGTCAGTATGCGACTTATCATTGATCTTAGCCCAGCTAAGTAAACACTTAATCCATCGCTGCGTCTGCGCTGGCGTGGCATAGGGTCCTAACTTTGATTCTTTTTGTCGCATGGCTCTTTATTTTTGTTCTCAGATTTTTTCTTCTTTTTAATCGGTGTTTTATAAGAAGGCTTAGCCTCGCCAGAGTGATCCACATGTCTATAGTCACATTCCCAAAGTATGCGAGCTAAAAATTCACTTACTGAAACAACTTTTTCTTCTGTCCAGTCAGGACATATCTCATGCAAAGATTCATGCAGTACAATTAACAAACGCTGGAAACCCTTTAACCGAGTATCAATAGTAATACGCGTTGTATTCTTATTGATTTTTTCCCAAAGCCCCAGGGCCTTCCTATGCCCTATCTTAGTCTCTACTATCTTAACTTTGGTAAGCGCAGGTTTATGAGACTTTTTAGATGTGGATTTGGGCATAAAAAACCTCCGTGGTAGATATACTCTACCACGGAGGTAAAAAAATTCATCTAGTTTATGATTGTAAACCTTCGAGGATGTTGCCACGAAGTTCTACAAACTTATTTTCTCTGGCTTTGTCTTTTTCAACATAGTCAGCAAATTTTTGAGCAGTAGTTTCTTTATCGTACATAGAGGAAGTATGACGAATAAAGCCTTCGTACTTAGCTTGACGGATTAATTCAGGAGTGATTTCGTTTGGCATAGTGTTATAGATTCTATTGTGTTTTGTCGCTTAATCAAGAGATAATTTACCATTTACCGTAGCCGCGACGAGTGTCATAGATATCGCTAGCTCTAGCTTTAGATAAATCAATTCCCTGATCCGCTAAAGTCTGAAGATACTTCATCTTTGATCTATCTAATTTACTTTTAGGATCAAAGCTAGAACCCATAAATTTTGCAAACACACTATTGAGGTCTGCTTTACCTGCAGCAGCGGGTTGTGCTTTAGGCATGAGCTTTGCATCCGTAGGCATCATCATCGAAGGGGTGGCGCTAATTGTAGGAATAGGTCCTCTCTCAGGAGCGGTAGTAGCCGCAGGGGCGGGAGCCTCGGCAGCAGCAGGGGCCGAATTAAAAAGTCCCATTACGTTCATAGGGTCATAGGCTTTAGCGCCAGCTGGCGAGGGGCCTTCTTGTAAACGCCCGCCAGTGAAGTAGCCGCCAAACGCGCGTGCAGGTTGATTGTTATCAACTGCAGGCGCGGCAGGTCTTCCACCTATTTGTCGTCCCATTTCTAGGTAATTGGCATAAGCGCGTTTAATTAAATAAGAAGAAGCTAAAAGCTTGTCAGATGATTTCATGATACAAAGTAATAAAATGTATATGAGAGTTTAAGTCAAGAGGATTATAAAAACACTAATAAATTCTCTACTGTAAGGATTTAGAGTGTAGTTCTAAGGATTTTTGTATAGCGTCATTAATTTCTTTGGCCTTAATTCTGGCAGCGTTATTACCGACACCATGGTAATACGATTGCTCTCCTTTAGCAGGTAGTGCCGCCCACTCTTTAGCTAAATTAATACGCATTTGATCCGGAGTTATTTTGCCAGCTAAATAATCTTTAAACCCTCGCCGATCCATCAAACTCTTAGCATAAGTATCTTGTGTAGCTTGATCAAACAGCGTTTTATTTAAATCATGTTTATGCTGTTTGGCTAAATTTAATAAATTTTTATTTAATATCTGATAGCCTCCAGCGGCAGTACCGCCGTGAGTTTTCAGCCTTTGTTTTTGCAAATCTAAAACTTGCTGTAAAGTTTTATTCGTAAGACCGAAAGGCTTATTACTTCCTACCATTGTATCATACCCTGCTACGTTAGACTCGCCCTTACGTATTACATCAAGGATAGGCTGGTAAGGAGACATCATTGGCTGTGCCGTAACCTTAGAAGGAGGCGGTGCAACTTTCGCCGCAGAAATTGGAATAGCTTTGGGTACAGGAGTGGCAACAGAAATTGGGATAGCCTTAGGCACAGGCTGCACCTTAGAGGCAGGTTGTTGAGCTGGCGGAAAATAACCAGCATACGCTTTCTTAATAATATGCGCACTTAAAGCTAATTTATCTAAACTATTCATTTTAATCCGGGAGTTTTACAGTGAGACCATCAAGATCTTCAGGACTCATCCACTGGTATTTTTTTGTTTTACGATTATAAAATTTCTGATAAGGTTTACCATCAGACCCAATTTTAGATCCCCAGGCCATTCTTGTATCGATACCAATCTTCTCGCTTTCTGGACCCTCCAAGCTAGACAGAAATCCAAACTGATCAGTCCGAATAGCCTGCATGTCTTCAGTAATGGCGTTATCAGTACCAATACCTCCCGGACCCATCTGGGTAGCTCTTCTGGATTGCTCTAACAGATGCAGCGGATTAATTTCTTCCAAGGGAGAAGACAAAGGATTCCCGATCAGGAACTTCTCCATGTAGGAATCAAATGCAAAAGGACCTACAGCTTTAAGATTCTTGTGCCGGGCAATTAGTGGAAGCATAGCTCCGCGCACTCTGTCACTATCAAGTCTTACACGTTCAGATAATAATCTGTCCGTGGTGAGGATTCGTTTAAATAATAAACTATCACGTTCATCGGGTTTATCCAATCCCCGATTAATGGCAAGAAGCTTCTGAGAAGCAGATACCAAACCCTTTAAACCTACAGGAACATATTCCTCTTCGTCATCCGGGATACCATTGTCATTATTATCAATTTTACGATTAGGCAGAATAGAACGAACCTTAGCGACGGCTGAGGCTTGTTTTTTGACTTTTGAAAGGATTTCGTCTACTTGTGATCTTTTCATGCCTGTTTCTTATCAAAGCCATCCATTTTCTTTTTTGTTAAATATGCGAGTATCGGAGAGGTAGCAAATGCGGCGTAAGTAGGTAAGCCTACGAAAGGCGAAAGTCTTTGCAGCCTAGTCAGATTACTTTTAGTCAACTTTTTCAAAATATTAGATCCTCGCATAGAAGCATCAAATTCAGAAGCGAGTAAAGGCGCACTTAACAAAGGAGAAATTAAAGCAGAGTTTCTAGCAGTATTTTCATCATTGGTAAATAATATATTACCTGTAGCTAGAGCAGGCGCTAATTGCGAAAAACGGCGAGTTAAGCCCTTGATATAAACTGAAGGACCAACACCATGGCCCACTTCGTGTGCCAACACTCCCGGTTTTAAAGGATTACCTGCAGCGCCTAAATTATCAAAAAACTCTTTAGGCATATTAATAAAACCTTTTACCCCTTTAGTTTTAGAAGATCCTTTGTCAGCTATTGCAGTTAATAACTTACCAAAGATACCTTTATCTTTGGGTGCAAAAAAAGGTCCAGACGACCTTAACATATTTTTTAAACTATCACTTAAAGCACCAAAGGAATTATATTTATTATTTGCTATCGAGCTAGAAGCTCTCATTAGCTCTTCAAAATCCACATTCAGGCCTAATAATTTAGCTCTTTGTTTAGCTGCATTCATCGCTTGTGCCGTGGCCCGGCTGAAATCCTTAGTTTTGATTTCATCTACCATCTCTCCAAAATCATCGGTCTGAAATCCTTTACGTCTGATGAAACGATCAAAAATAGCTTTTTGTTTAGGGTCTAATGTATCCTCTACATTTTTATATAAATTAGGAACTAATACTTTCATATGCGCCTGCGCCGCTGCAGCTGGAATACCCGCAGACGTCAAAGCCGCAGCCAAATTGGCCTCTGCTAATCTTTTCTTTTTAGCTTCTTCCGTTTCAATACCTAAAAAACTTGCGGATTTATCTTGTAAAGCTTTTCTGGTGTACTCGCCACTAACTAAACCTTGCGTAGCAGGTATGGATAAAATAGAAGCAAGTATAGGTTTTGCTTTAGCGCCAAACACTCTAGTGCCAGTACGTCCTATCATAGGACGTAAAAATTTTCTAAACTCTGAACCTGGTAACATGCCAGGAAGTTTGTGACCTTGACTAGCAATAAGCCCTGCCACTAATAAAGGCGATATTTTAGATACACCATGTGAATCGCCGCGAATGGCAGCATCAATGGCTGTAGTATATGTATTCTGCCCCAAAAGCTTACGTTTCAATGCCCACAGTTGATCTCCAACTACAGGCAGAGATAATGTAATGTAATCAGATAAATTGAAATCTTTACTTTCTGGCATAAGTATTATTTTTCTTTATTGTATTTATCCCAGGCTTGTTGCTTATAAGATTCCATAGCTTGCGCTAGCTGTCCACGCACTTCTTCATCTTCAATGAGTTTTAAAGGATCGATAGCCCAGTTACGCAAAGCAAAAGCACGTCTAGGAGTCGGGTTCTTTTTAAACTGAGAACCATGTCTGGCTTTAAAAGACTTCCATCTCTTGATTTGCCTTTCGTCATCCTCAGTTCTACGCCCAGATTTATATTGTTCATACCACTGGAGCCAGCCCATCGGATCAACATCACTCTTAATCCATTCTTCTGGCCATTTATCCATAGAAGCTAACCGGGGACCGTAGTGCCCGTAAATAGCATTATATGCGTCCTGAATATCTTCAGGGCTATAATCTGGAATAAAATCTTCATTGGTAGAAGCATCCTTTTCTAAAATAGATAAAAAATGCTGCACATCAGGATGTTGCAAATGCTCATCCATTTGTTTCTGCATCATTAATTTTTTATTAGCTTTTACTTTAGCAGCTACTTGTCCGCCTCTTCTTCCTAATTGCTGCAATAAATCTTTGTTACCAGTTAAGATAGCATCTAATACTTTTTTAGGTACATTTTGCCAGGCAGCTTCTTTGTTTGTTTCTACATCTTCTTCGTCCTCCTGGAACACACGCTTCACGCCTTGAGGAATAATTTCTTTAGGAACATGAATTCTAAAACCTGTAGGTAAATGAGTAATACCTGACATCCGTCCATTTTGGTCAACAATGAATTCTTCAGGATAACGAGCTAAAGCTGCAGCCATAATAGCTGTTTTCTTTTTATATTCTTCTTTAGCCTGGGAACTGTGTCTGCGTGCCTGCATTAATGCTTGCATGTCTGCAGCTGATTTAACACCTTCGTCTTCATCAAAATAATTCTCATAGACCTGCTCGGGTTCTAAGTCAGGATTGAAAGGCATCTCATCGATAACTTTTTCAGCAGCCTGTTTACCCTGCCATTGTGCTTCCCACTGAGAAGCAATCTTCGGGTCAAACATATTAGGCAAATTCTTCTGCGCTACACGAGCATGAATTTGTGCTGCTTCTAAAGCATTACGAACAGAAGCAATTTTATCCTCTCTGGTCTTATCCAATTTCTTCTGCCTTCCAGATACAAGACGGTCATATGCTTTATCAAATACTCTGGCATCATACTTCATTTGATTAGCCCTGAAAATTTCAGGACCCCAAGCTTTTTCCAATTCCTTATCACTTGTGCCTAAATCTTTTAATAAGCTATACAGGTGCAGATTGGCCTGCGAGATCTTCACTCTATACTGTGTAGTCTCAGGTTCAAAACCAACACGGAAACCAATTCCTGTACCTGGCTTGACATTGAACTGAGTTTCTAATTCTCCGTTAGCCTGTCTACGAGTGTAGACCCCGGGAAGAAGGCGTGACTGCATGATCGATGCATATTCATTACCTCCATGAATAAATGTACCACGGTTAGTGAGGTAAGGTACCTTCATCAATGATATGCGCTTCTCTTCTAAAAGCTGATCATTAGTTGTATCAAATAATTTTATCGTACCTCTTAACTTTTTAGTTATATATTTATTTTCCAGAAGGTTTTTCTTCTGCTCTGACACGGGCACGTCGTCTCTGTCATCATAATCCACATCATGTAATTCCATTCTCACACTTCCATAATTAACAGGAAATGATTTGATCATAGAATTCTTAACACCATCAAAAATTTGATTGCGTAAGGTAGTGAAGTCATCAAAGTCGCGCAGTATAACGCCTTTTGGTAACTCTTCTTCTGGCTCAATATTTTGCTGCATATGGTGAAACATAATTTACTTGATAACTAAAAAAAAGCAAAACCTGATAAGTAAAAAAGAGGCGCGGTAGTTATCCGCGAGCTCTTTATTTTCTACAGTCTTGGCAAGAAAGCCTTGTCCAGACTTCCCGTAGCGAACGGCAGCATCCGCTCGTACAGATTGGGATCCAGCGTACTGAATCCAATGTCGCCTTTTATGATAGCATTGCGAAACACCTGATTAGGACGTTTGCTGCTGATACTATCCTCAATCTCATCGACGCCATGTGCCGCATACAAAACACCAATTTCGGTAATTTTATACTCGGCACAAAATGCATCTATTGCTGCGTCCCATTCAGGGTAATCCCTCAAAATAATCTCTTCCTCATTGGATGTGATCACCGGGATGGGTATCTCATACCCGCAAGTAGCGTCACCACGAAGCACATCATACATGACATGCGCAGCAAAAGGAATGCCGCTAGGGTTGGCTTTATCAGAACGACAGATCATTCTAATAGGACAACCTTCATGCAAAGAGGCCTCAGCGAACTCGTCGTGAAACATCCTTGCATGATAACGCCTAGATTGAAAACTTGCACCATTAGCCATAATAGCTGGTATGTTGCAAAGCTCTATGGTGCGCAATCCGCCTGGATTGCGCAGTTCACCGGTCTTCCCAGGCATAGGAACTCCGGCGTCCCATGCCGAAATTTTAGGGTGAGATCCTAATTTTTCAGATCCTCCTACCACCATGTATCTTCCGTCCCTAGCGTAGGCAGAAGTCACATGAAGTTTGAAGGGAGTTTGTAGTTTCCACTGACCTCTGTGAATATTCCACAGCGGTATAAACTGACCGGGCTGCAGAAATGCTGGACCTTCTACGGTAGCAAACTCTGCAGCGAATGCCGCCCAGCACTCAGGCTGAGCTACGTTATCTTTTTTTATCGCACCGTGATTCCTCACGGTATCTATCTGTTGCGCTTCAGTCGCGCGAGTGTTTGTGTCTATCATTGGTGTTGTTGGCTTTATTATTGTTTTCTTTAACCGCAAGCCACGCTGAGCTCACAGTCAAAATCGGTATTACAGGCCAGGCAAAATTGATGATGCCTAATATGCCAATTAATACGGGTGCAGCTACTACAAGAGTAACTGCACCCGTCGCGGTTGTATAGATATCGGAGCGGTCCACAATTATTTATAACACAACAAAGCGTTGTATTACAAATTAATTACGAGCCGTAGAAACAACAGAAATCTGATTTCCAGACACATTCAGAACCTCGAATCCTCCCGGCAAAGAATCACCGGTTGAGACAGATGTCACTGTATCAAGAGAATTAATAAGCTTTAAGATGTTAGCTTTGGTTACACCAGCCGGACATTGCGTGACTTCTACGCCTCCCGTTTTGGTATTAACTTTCAAAACGATATCATCCTTGCCTTGAAGGTGGTCAGGAAGAACAGCCTTGCTTGTATAATAAGTTTTAGGAATGATGTCAATATCAATGACTTTTCCCTCTTTGTCCTGAATGATAACAAAATCATTCTGCAATCTAGAATCAAGACCATCCCGAACTCTGCCGGGAGTCTGTCTGCCTTCGCATCGCTTCCATACATCAAAAGTACAAACTTGTTTTACCTCGCGGTAATTGTTCGAAACAAACTTGCACAGATACTTGTGATTGTCGCCGCCTTCAGGATCAGCTTCCACAAGCGGAGGCTTCATGCTAAAGGCTTCGGTTTTCTTAATGTTCTCACGCTTCGGTTTGATCAAAGCACCTGGAACTGGGATACTGGATACTGCGGTATTACTCATATAAGTCCTTTTTGTTTTCGTTGAAGGTAAATAATTTTCTCTATCAAGTCGGCTTTTAATAAACCAGGAGTACAGTTAGGGCAAGCCTGAATATGATAAGAATGATCTTTTTCAAAATTAAAACCATCATTATCTTTATGAGGATCTAGCCAGCCCATAACCGTTTTACACTTACAGCATACTACTTTACAACACTCCTTATAAGTACCAATGCATAACGTGCAAAGGGGCTCCAATACATTTGTTACGACACCGGAATTGTAAATTCTAAAGTCAGTAATGTATTTTTGCCTACCACAAGATACACAAGGAGAATGAGTTTCCAATGTAATAGCATCCTTGGGAGGAGGCAGACTACTTAATAGCCTAAACGCCTGTTGCGCTCCTGCGGGTAATTCCTGATTCATAACTAATTATTAACTTGAAAGTACTTTTCTAAATAACTGTGCTTGTCATTATCAGGTGTTTTAATATATCCCAATACTTGTTCAAGCTTAGCGTGGGCTCCAGCTGCTTTAACAGCTAGACGATCAAAGTCAATCTGATTAATAGATCCAATAATTCTTGTAGCTGATCCACGATAAGGAGGAATAAATCTAATGACAGATTGTTCATCCCATTTCTTAAAATGGTTAGTTACGGTTTGGTATCCTAAACCAATATGATCCGAGAACCAGTTTAGATCGATATTAAAGAAACCATCTTCTTCAATACCATACTCTAAAATAGTATTCCACCAAAGTTCAAATCTGGAATCATCTTCTGGTGTATTTTCATCCAGACGAATCTTCGCGATTTTTTCCCCATTCTTCTCGCGCTCAATAATTTTATTAGATTTAAGAACCTCCAGAATAGCGGGTACTTTACGACTAAATAAATTAGTCTTCTTGGCGATGTCGCTAATAGTAAGTTGAGATATCCCATTACTGTCTGCAGCCAAATTAAGAACACGCATGACAGCATTGATCTCAGACTTGGAAGGATAACTGCACTCAATAAAAAACTTCTGCGTATTATAACTATCAGGAGCATAGAAAGTCATGCAGGTAGAATCGTTACCATCACGACCGGCTCGACCAACTTCCTGAGCAAGGGCTTCAAGCGACCCGGGAATATCGCGATGTACGACACCTCGAATATTACCTTTGTCCACACCCATACCGAAAGCATTGGTAGCTACCATGACACGAATCTTGTCATTCATGAACATGTCCTGATTAACACGTTTATCTGTAGGAGACAGCTCACCATGGAAAATAATAACATCCTCCCGGAGTGCTGACATTAACTGCTTAGCTGTCTGTTCTACTTTATTAATAGTAGCGCAGTACACAATAACAGGACCACCAATGCCCGAAATGAAATCAGCTAGCTGAGTTTCGCTCAGCATATTATCACTCTTCAAATGAAGATTAGTTCTACGCGGATAATATGAAAGCTTCTGCGCATTCTCTAAATGAAGAACACGTCTAATGTCGTGCTCAACCTCATTAGGGCACGTGGCTGTAAATGCTGCTACAACTTTGGGATTCTTTTCACGAATGAAATCTCCCACAAGACAGTAACTAGATCTAAAGTTATCAGACCACTGGGATAAACAGTGGGCTTCGTCCATTACAACAATGTCAGGAGGTACACGCATCATGGCATCCTTGAATGCCTCATTGTGCAATCGCTCCGGCGCTACATAAATAAATTGAAGCTCACCCTCAGCCCAGCGTTTGATAGCCGCCTGGTTTTCCGCTTCAGTTTGCATAGAAGAAATAGCCTGCGCTTTAATTCCTTTAGCCGTGAGGCCCTGGACCTGGTCGCGCATAAGCGCGACCAGGGGCGAGAAAACAATGGCTCGCCAACCAAGGCATAACGTCGGAATTACAAAGCAAGCGGTTTTACCCGTAGAGGTCGGAAGAATACAAAGAGTATCTCGCTGAGCCATAATATTTACAATTACCGGCTCTTGTCCTGCACGTAATTGGGAAAACCCCATCACGCTCAAAGCATTAGGTAATTGAGAATACCCACTCTTTAAAACATCCATGTTAATCTTGGACTCTCTCAACTGCTTTATAGTCTCTGACATATATATTTTAAAGTACTCAAACACTGCTCTGTTTTAGACTCACCTTGAGGTGTTAAGTCTAACCATCTAGCTATGGTTTTATAATTAAAGTTCTGCCTGCGGTCAAGTGTCAAAATGGTCGGCTTATGAAAAGCCTCGCATATATCAACTGTTACCCGGGACAGGCGTTGAACATATTCATCTACACTAGATATATTGGTACCATGTTTTAGCAAATACCATTTATAAATAGGCAGTAAAATATTATTAGGATGCACAGTGAATATCCTACGCCTTTCCATACCTTCAGCATGAATAAGGGAGGCTAAAATACTAGATACACCGCCATGCTTTATAATATCATATGAAGGTATATGAATAGTTTCATCACAATTACCACCGCACGTTGTCACTACAGGCGTAGGAGCGTTACAGTTAATGCAATAAATATCATATGCTTCATCCCAGATTTGCTCTGGTAAAAATGGGAAGGAAACTCCATCATCAGTTTCTTTCAGGAAAGCGATGATTGAGTAGGTTTGATTAAACATCAGGTAGGATTTTCAGGAGCTCGCATAAAAGACCTAAAAGGTTCTTTTCTGATCAGTAGAACATGCGGGTAGTCAGGATGATACTGAACGCGCTGCTCTCTAAATTTAACAGAGTGATGCGCGCCTTTAGGATAAAAAATGAATGTTAAAAATTTACGACCAAATTTAGGATCTCGCATGCATATATTCATAGCGTCGAAATTACCTATCGGCCTAGGTATATTGAATTCTTTATCTATTGGTACAACAAATTGTTTGTACACTTCAATCGCGGAGTAGTACTCACAAAGGGGAATATGACTGCCAACCATTTGATAGTGCTCCTCTTTGAAATTTTCCAAAGAGTCAGTACATTTCAAAATAGGCCTAGCTAGCTGTATTTTATTTGGATCGGTCTTAAAATGTAATAACTCGATCCACCCATTGATACACTCCGTATTTGAAGACATGTTGCCCACTATAGAGAAATTAAAGGATAAAGCAAGGCTGTGACGCCATGACGATGATTAATACACATCGAAGGTATTTTAAGTCTATCAATGATTCTTTCTGCTTCCGAGGCTGCAGTATCTGTATTAATAGCATGGCAAATAAATAGACCATCTTTACCAGATACAAGCGCGTCAGTAAGTAGCATAGGTGAATCGGTAGATTCAATCAATTGCCACAGATGACTTTTATTTTTTGGAAACATAAACTCACCAAATACTGGAAACGTCTCGTAGACGCACAACAAGTCACGAAATCTTAAGGGCGGATTTGAAAACATCGCATCCAGCATAGAAAACAGATCCGGCAGATTTTCATAGTCTGTCGGATCTAGTTTAAAATGTTTAGCGATGTGAGAAATCAACCTATGATCATTCGTCTTGGGTTGGGAGGTCCTCACTGGAACTTTCTTGATTATTATCAATATCGTCGATTACAGACAACAGATG